ATTTGCTGAATACTACCGAGAAGAAGGTTTATATAAAAATGCTCAGTTAAATAATCTTGCAGGAGAACTAGTACAACATAGAGAAAACATGAAAGCTATTTCACTAGGACAAGAAGCTAATTCAACTTATGTAACTAAATTTTCTCCAATGAACACTTTAGCTAATAGAGGTTTACAATTTGCGACAACTTATGCGGAAATACACTCGTAATGGCTACTAGAGACTCTAAACAACAAATTTTACCAAGTGTAAGAGCTAGAGTAACTAGTAGAGTTGTAGACCAATATTTTAAACCACAAGTAGAGCCTGTAGTTAGCCAAGCCTCCAAAGAGCTAGTACAATCTTTAGGAAATATTATTCCTGCTTTAAGGGGTTATAATGAAAAAAGAATAGAAGATAATAGAATAGAAGGTAGTGAGGCTCAAAAAAGATTAAAAAAATCATTTAAAGATGCAGTAAGAGATGGTGACATTCCTGAAGGAGCAAATCCATATTTTATTGAAGCCTATAATGAGTTGGAAGTTGAAGATTTAGGTAATAAATTTAGCTCACAATTTAAAGATGTTTATGCCAATAACCTTGGTGAATTATTAGAAAATCCTGATGCTAATGCTTTAAATGTTTTATTAGATGAAAATTTAGATAAATGGTCTGTCGATAATAATGTTTGGGGTTATGATTCAAAAACAGTATTAGAAAAGTTTGAACCTAAAATAAACGCATTAAGAAGTCAATTAAATGCGCAATTATCACAACAGCGTATTTCTTTAATACAAGACAAAGCCTCAGAAACTATTAAATCAAATATTTATACATCAATAGAAGATGGTTTAAGTATTGTGCCTACAGATGCAACAGGAGCATCGTCAACATTGCAATATTCAAATATTGGTTCGATAATAAACGAAAAGTTATTAGCTATGTCTGAGGTAAAAGACCAAAAAAGTCTTAATGATTTAGCTATTACAACCATTATAACTTATGCCAATGAAAATTTAGATGCGGATGCTTTAGAAATTGCAGAATATATTTCAACAATAAATGGTAAATCTTTAGCCGATATTCCTGCATACATAGATTTAATAACAAAAGCTGAATCAAGTATCTTAAATAAAATAGAACAAGCAGAGAATTTTAAATTTACTCAAAACAAAAGAGCCGAAGATAAATTACTAAAAGACACAATAAATGAATTTACAGAATTATTTTATAGTTCTGAAGAACCTATGTCTCCTGCGGATGTTGATGCATTTTTAAAAGATAAGCCTAATTCCAAAATTAAAAAAGAAATTATGCAACATTATAATTCTTATACAGATTTTGAGATACAAGATAACAAAAATGTTTATGACGATTTAGTTACCAAAATTTCTCTTGACCCATACAACCCTAATATAATTGCGGATATAAATGAAGCAGTAAAAGATAAAGATATTACAGGTGCGACTGCAATGAGTTTGAAAAAGGAATATAATCAAATTCGTAATGGTGCAGATAGCGCTTTATTATTAACTAGTGATTTTAACGAGTTGTTAAGTGATGGTATAAAATTAATTACAAAAGCAGATACAGTTTATGGAACAGGGGATAGTGCTGAAGTTGAAAGATTAAATAAAGCAAGTGGTAGATTTAGAAATTCATTTTCAAGAAGAGCAAGAGTTATAGCTTATGATTTAGAAACTAATCCTAAATATGCTGAGTTAGCAGGGTGGGAAAAAGAAGTTAAATTTGAAGAATTGTTGTTAAAAGAATATGAACGCCAAACTAAATTATACAACAATTTTAAAAATGATAATGATGAATTAGAAACTAAGAAAAAATTAGACCTAGCTACAGCCGAAGCTACTTATCCTGTTAGAACAGCAGATTTAATGAAAAGAAAAGCTGAAGTTCAAACAGATTTAACTAACATTAATAATCAAATTATTAACATAACTACAATAGAAGATGGTATCGAAGATATAAACGGAATTGTTTATACCAAAGAATATAAAGAACAAGAATTGAAACGTCTTAATGCAGAAAAACAAGCATTAATAAGAAGTCAAAAATTAATAGAACAAGAATCTAGTAAATTATTTAACAATAATCCTGAATTAATACCTACGGAGTAATATGCAACCAACTCAAGAAGAAATTGAATATCTAAAGTCAAATCCCAGTTATGCTGAAAGTTTTAATAGCTTATATGGTGAAAATGCTTCAGAGCAATACATACCAAAAGTAGATGTTACAAATCCTAATAATGTTGAGCCTCAAGATGGTGGTATTTTTAGTATTGGTGATACAGTACAGCAAGTAGCAGGAGGTGTTGTTGATGCAGTCAAAGAAACAGGAAGTTTACTTGGTAATATTAACGATAGTGTAGATGATTTTTTAGGTACTGGTGGTTTTGCTAAAAGACCTGATGGAAGTTTTGGTTACATAACAAACAAAGAAAGAAAAAATATAGAAGCAGAAGGCGGTACTGTAACAAGCCCTTTGTTTGGTGAAGTAGGTAAAGACGATACTGTTACTAAATATTTACCTGATATTCCTGATGCTGATACCATGGTAGGGGCTTTTGTTAGACCTGTAGCTCAATTTGGAGCAGGATTTTATACAGGTGGTAAGATTTTAAAAGGGGCAAATGTATTACAAAAAGCAACTACAGGTACAAAAATTGCTAGAAGTATGGTGGCAGGAGGTATCGCAGACTTTACAGTATTTGATGAACATGAAGCTAGACTTTCAGACTTAATACAAAGCACACCTTTAGAAAATCCTGTAGCTGATTATTTGGCTTCAGATGAAAATGACACTTGGGCTGAAGGTAAACTTAAAAATGCTATTGAAGGTGTATTTATTGGAGGAGCAGTTGAATCAATATTTATTGGTTTAAGAAGATTTAAAGGATTAAGTAAAGCTAAAGACAATAATGATAAAGAAACTTTTGATAAAATTAATAAAGCTGAAACTAAAAACTTAGACGAATCTTTAGAAAACGCAACTTCTACTAAAAAGAAAACTAAAGAACTAAAAGACGCTATTACTAAAAAAGAAATAATTAAGACTCGGACTAGTAAAAAACAAATAAAACAAGCTGAAGAAATGCGTCAATATATGGATGAGGGTTTTGATGCTGATTTTAAAAGATTTGAAGAAGGTTTAAACGGTTTTAGTAAAGGCGAAGTACCATTAAGTAAAGTTTTAGATGAGTCTTTTGCTTCAGGTCAATGGTCTAAACTAAGTACCGATGGGGCAAAAATAGTTTTAAATAAATTATACAAGCAATTACGAGAGTCACAAACAAATTGGGATAAAAAGTGGACTGTAGATGAGATTAAAAGACAAGCCGATAAATTAGGTGAAGACCCACTAGCCTTAGAAGTATCTTTAGCTAGATTAGGTGAGGAAATGAATAAGTCTCATATAAAACTAGTTGCAGGAAACAACGCTAAAATTTCTATAGCAAATGACATACCGCTTATAGCACAAAAAGTTAAATTAGGTACTGCTGATATGGAGCAGTTTGATAATATATATGCGCTATTTCAAAACCTTGGCGCTAATACAAAAACTATTGGCTCTCAATCAGGTAGAAATTTACAAGCATTGTCTGGTAAATACGCTAGTGAAGGTAGTGATAGTATTAACTCACAGATACTTTTAGATTTACCTAGAGTAGTTGATGAATATAAATGGAATCCAACAGCTAAAGCTAAAAAGAAAATGATTGATGATGTAGCAAGGCTACAAAATCCTGCTCAAGTAAACAAATATTTTGAATTAATTAGAAATGTAATGGGAAGAAATGGTGGATGGGATAAAGTTAATGAAATTTTTATCAATGCTATTCTATCAAGCCCAAAAACTCACGCCATTAACTTAACATCCAATACTATTCAATCTTTAGTTACACCACTAGAAACTATTATTGGTGGAATCCGTACAAGAGATAAAGCTGTTATTCAGGATGGTATTGATACTTATGTTGGGTATGTTAAATATTTTGGCGATGCTATGAAAATAGCTCGAATGTCTTTTAGAGAAAATAGAAATTATCTTGATGAAACAACTAAAGTTGATTTAGATTACACTGAAGCTGTTGGAGGTAAGGCAGGTAAAGTTGTAAGAATACCATCAAGATTTTTAGGTGCTGAAGATGAATTTTTTAAACAATTAAATTACAGAGCAAAACTTTACGCTTCTTCAGTTAGACAAGTTAGAGCTAAATATGAAAATAAACCTTTTAGCCCTAGAGTTATGGCTGAAGAAATTGAAAAAGAAATGGCAAATGGTTTTGATGAGTTAGGTAAAGGGGTAGATACTAGAGCTTTAGATTTTGCACAAAGAAATACTTTTACCAAAGCATTAGACGAAAAAATCACTACAGATGGTTTATTTGGTGGTGAAATGAAGACAAGAAACAGAGCAAGTTTTGGAGCAGAAACGCAGAGTATGGTTAATAATGTTCCTGTTCTAAGACAAATTATGCCTTTTGTAAGAACTCCAGTTAATATTGCAAGAGAAGTGTGGGTAAGAACCCCTTTATTATCTCGATTAAATGCAGAGCATCGAAACTTTATTCGCTATGGAACTCCTGAACAAAAAGCAACAGCTATAGGCAAGGAAATTTTAGGTGGTACAATTTTAACAAGTGCTTTTCTTTTAGCTAGTGGTGGAAAAATTACAGGTGGTGGCAGTAAAGACCATGTAATAAGAAAGCAACAATTAGCTACAGGATGGAAGCCTTACTCTTTTCTTGTAAATGGTAAATACTATTCTTTTGAAAGACTAGACCCTTGGGGAATGTTTTTTGGATTAGTTGGTGATTATGCTGAAGCAAGTAATGCAATGGAAGACCAAGATAAAGACGCTTTTGCTGTTGCTCAAAAATTAGCTTTAATGAATCAAATGGGTGATGTGCAATTAAGCCCTAAAGAAATTCAAGATATATTAGCAAACCAAGATAGCTATTTAGAAACTGGCATAAAGGCAATGGCTTCAGTATCTAAAAATTTAACTAGTAAGACATATTTAAAAGGTTTAACAGATTTTTTAGAAGCGATTGAAAGTGGAGAAGAAGGTAAATGGGAAAGATGGTTTAATGGTAAAATGAAAGGAATCCTTGTTCCAAATGTTGTAACAAAAATTATTCCTGACCCTTACTATAGAGAAACAAGAACTATGGGAGAAACTTTATTAAGTGGCATCCCTTACTTTAATCAAAATTTAGAACCTAAATATGATGCAACAGGTAGAAAACAAGAACGAATAGGTAGTTATTTAGATAATATTTTATTTCCAATTACCAGTTCAGCAATAATAGATGATGATGTAATAAATGAAATTGCAAGATTAAATCATAGATTTGAGCCTTTAAATGATAATATAGAAAATGGAAATATTAAATTAACAGATTACAAAAATAAAGATGGTAAGACTGCACATTTAGCTATTAATGAAATCCTAGAAACAGAAAAATTATTTGATGGTAAAACTTTATATGAAGCTATAAATGAACTAATAAAATCGAATGATTACAATTCTATAGCAACAGACGACACTAACCTTAGTGATACAGTTGATTTTACAGGTACTAAGGTTACAAAAATACAATCTATTATGAGTCGATACAAAGCAAAAGCAAGACGACAAGTAATTAAAAGTAATAACTTTGTAAATACAAACGGAAATTCTTTGGATTTTGTTATTACTGCAAATAAATCAGTAAAAGGTGTTTCTAAATCAAAATTACAAAAAGAAACTACTGCTCAAGATTATCTAAATTTTGAATTTTAAAAATTAACTTAACAAACAAGAAAAGGAGAGATAGCTTACTATGGCTTTATCTTATGTAAAATATACTGCTAATGGTAGTACAAACCAATTTGCAGTCACCTTCAGCTACATTTCAGCATCAGATGTACACGTCTACATAAACGGAGTTGAAGACCAAAGCTATACTTTCGTAAACAGCGCTTTAGTGCAAACTTCAAGCACACCCGCTAACGGAGCTATCGTTGAAGTAAGACGACAAACTTCTAATACTGCACGACTTGTAGATTTCCAAGATGGCTCAGTTTTAACTGAAGCTGACTTAGACGCTTCTGCTAACCAAAACTTTTTTACCGTACAAGAAAACTTTGACCGAACTCAAGATACAATTCAGCTAACTGCAACAGATGTTTTTGATGGACAATCTAAAAGAATTACAAATGTTGCTAACCCAACTTCAGACCAAGATGTAGCAACTAAACATTATTTAGAAAACACTTGGCTTACTACTGCAAACAAAACAGCTTTAACTACAATAAATTCTAATATTTCTAATATTAATTCTGTAAACTCTAATGCTTCTAACATAAACTCTGTAGTATCTAATGCTTCTAACATTAATACAGTTGCAGGGTCTATTAGTAATGTAAATACCGTAGGTGGTATTGCTTCTAATGTAACTACGGTAGCAGGTATAACAAGCAATATAGCTTCAGCAGTAAGCAACGCTTCTAATATTACTACTGTTGCCAATAATATTGGTTCAGTAAATACAGTTGCTACTGATATAGCAAAAGTAATCGCAGTAGCTAATGATTTAGCTGAAGCGGTATCTGAAGTAGAAACTGTTGCTGATGATTTAAACGAAGCAACTTCTGAAATAGATACAGTTGCAACCAACATCGCTAATGTAAATACTGTTGGTGGTATTTCTAGTAATGTTACAACAGTCGCAGGAATAAGCTCCAATGTAACAACAGTTGCAGGAATTTCTAGTGCGGTAAGCGGTGTAAGTAATATAGCTAGTGTGGTATCGGCTGTAAACTCAAACGCTTCAAATATTAATTCAGTAAATAGTAATGCTAGTAATATCAATACAGTTGCAGGAGCAGTTTCCAATGTAAATAATGTGGGTGGTGATATTGCAAATGTTAATACAGTAGCAGGTATCGCAAGTAATGTAACTGCTGTTGCAGGTAAAGCATCGGAAATAGCATTATTAGGAACTAGTGATGCAGTAAATGATTTAAGTACACTTGGAACTTCCGATGTTGTAAACGATATGAATGTTCTTGGTACTTCAGCTAATGTAACTGCAATGAACACATTAGGTACTAACACTAATGTATCTAACATGAGTACACTTGCAGGAATAAGTGGAAATATTACAACAGTTGCAGGGATTAGCTCTAATGTTTCTACGGTAGCAGGAATTTCAAGCGCAGTATCTACTGTAAGTGGTATGAATACAGCTATTACGACTGCAAACTCTAATAGCTCCAATATAAATACAGTTGCAGGGGCAATCTCAAATGTAAATACTGTAGGCGGTGCAATCGCCAATGTTAATACAGTAGCGAGTAACCTTGCTTCGGTTAATGCTTTTGGTGAACAATATCGTATTGGTTCTTCAGACCCTACAAGTTCTTTAAATGAAGGTGATTTATTTTACAATTCAACAAGTAACTCATTAAAAGTTTATGACGGTAATTCTTGGGTAGCGGGTGTAACTTTAGGTTCAGGTTTCTTACCACTAACAGGTGGCACTATGACTGGAAATCTTGATGTTGGTGGTACAGTAACCGCTGATGGTTTGACTGTTGGTGATGGTGGAGCAGAAGATACTAAGATTGTATTTGATGGCAACGCACAAGACTTTTATGTGGCACTTGATGATTCAGCAGATGATTTAGTTATTGGTTTAGGTAACACTGTCGGCACAACTCCCATCATGTCTTTTGATGAAAGTAAAAATGTAACCATACACGATGGTACTTTAAAAGTTGAAAGTGATAACGCTAACGCACTTGTGGCTCCTTTATTACAATTAGATAGGATTTCTTCAAGCCCAGCAGATGGTGATTTAATAGGTGCTATTAGATATACAGGTAGACTTGATAATGGAAGTTCTGCTGAGTTTGCTGGTTTAGAGGCAAAAATTATAGAATCTAGCACGGCAGATGGAGAAATAACGCTTAACATTGCAAAAGGTGGTAATGTTAGAAGTGCTGTTAAAGCAAATAACACAGAGGTTATTATTAACGATGCTTCAGAAGATATAGACTTCCGAGTAGAATCTAATGGTAATTCTAAAATGTTTTTTGTTGATGGTGGTAATGATGCAGTTATCTTTAATGGTAACACTAGTGATTATGAAGCCTCATCTCAAGTGGTTCAACTTCATAACACAGGTTTACACATAACCTCAGGTTATGGTATTCAAGGTGGAGTAAACGCTGACAGAGCTTCTATAAATTTAACATCAGGTAGTAGTGGTCACGTTAGATTTAATGTTAATAACTCAGAAAAAGCAAGATTTACCTCAACAGGATTAGGAATCGGGGAAACTTCTCCTCAAGGTAATCTTCACGTTAAATCTGCGGATAGTGGTGCGTCTGCTCACGCTTCTGCTGATGAAGTAGTTATTGAGGGAAGTGCTAATAGTGGAATAAATATCCTTTCAGGTAATAGTTCTGAAGGTGCTATATATTTTGGTGATGATGGTGATAATAATATAGGAAGCATTACTTACACGCACAATAATAATAATTTGCATTTTGACGTTAATGCAAGTCGAAGAATGACTATAGATAGCTCGGGTCGATTAGGAATCGGAACTACAAGTCCAGCGTCAGAACTACATGTTGTCGGTCATATACTTCTTAATAACGCTTATGAACTAAGGCAAAAAGATACCAGTGGAAATATTAGAACAATCACAAGAGTAAACAATTCTAATGAATTAGAGTATGGTTGGTCAGGTGGTGCTGTTAAATTTATGGGTGGTGGCTCATATACTGAACGTATGAGAATTGATGCAAGTTCTGGTCAAATCGGAATTGGAAACTCATTACCAAATTCATTTAATTCACAAGCACGAAATTTAGTCGTTGGTTCTGGCTCTGGTGCACAAGGACTTACAATTTATTCTGGAAATGATAGTTCTGGAAATATTTTCTTTGCTGATGGTACATCGGGTGATGACCCAACAAGAGGTGGTATTACTTACAAGCATGATGATAACTCAATGTTATTTAGAGTTAATGATTCAAATAGAATGGCTATTAGTTCGGCGGGGACTGTACTTATAGGAAAAACAGCAGAAGACACAGCAACCGATGGAATTGAATTAAATAGAAATGATGTCATTGTAGCAACAAGAAATGGAGATGCACCTTTGCTTCTTAATAGACGTAGTAGTAATGGTGATATTGCAGTATTTCGAAAAGATAACACAAATATTGGTAGCATTGGTATTGTTAATGGAGACAATCCATACTTTCAAGGTAATGCTACTAATCATGGTGGTTTACAATGTGGAACAAATACAATACTTCCATGTAAAAATGGAGCTAATTCAGACAACACTTTAGATTTAGGTCAATCCGATATTAGATGGAAAGACATTTATTTATCAGGCGGTGCTTTTATTGGTGGTACAGGTTCAGCAAATCAACTTGATGATTATGAAGAAGGTACATGGACACCTAGTGGAGCAAGTTTAGGTGTGGCTACAATTCACAAAGCTGTTTATACAAAAATAGGTAATGTTGTAACTGTATATTGTGACATTACATATAACCCATCACCCTCAGATACAGCACAAGCAACTAGCCTGAGTGGATTACCTTTCTCAGCTAGTGATGATTATTACCAACAAAATACAAGAGTGGCTTCAAGAAATCAAAATATTAGCGCACAGGTTGGTGGTGCTAGTGTTAGTTTCAGAGATGTAGCAGACGGAGTTATTATGACAAGAAGTGAATTTGCAGATAAAAGAGCGCAACACACATTTATTTATACAACAGCTTAATTTAATAAGGAAAAAGCAAAATGGCAATAACAAAAACAAATGAAATAGCAAAAATAGAAGTCGTAGGTGAATATAAACATATTCAAGTAAGGACTGATATTATTATCAAAGAAGATGGTAATGAAATAAGCAGAACAGCTCACAGAGTTGCTTATACACCTGACCAAGACATATCTTCTGAAAATGCAGAAGTTCAAGCAGTGGCAAACGCTGTATGGACTGATGCTGTTAAAGATGCTTGGACTGCAAAGTTAGCATCTGAAACATTATAAATTAATTAACAACAAGGAGAAAAACAAATGGCAACAGAATATACATGGACATTTCCAAATTTTGAAACCGATGCAGACGATAAAGTAAAAACAATTCACTGGTCACTAAACGCAGTTGATGGTGAGCATAGTGCAAGGTCTTATGGTTCTTGTGATGGTGCTGACATGGACTTTGATACAATGACTAAAGAGAATTGTATTGCTTGTGTTATTGACAGTGGTGATAAAACTGAAGATGAAATGAAAGCAAATTTAGATATACAAATAGATAATCTAAAAAATCCAGCAACAGTTTCTAAATCTAAAGAGTGGTAATAAAAGTTCCACTTTAAGATAACAAAAACCAAGGAGAAAACTTATGTTTTTATGGGATGATAAAAAATACGATGAAACTAAATTAACTGAAGCAGGTAAAGTAGCCTATATGCAACTTCAATCAGTTGCAGAACAAAGAAGGCAAATAAGCCTACAAATTCAAAATTTAGATATTTTAGAAAAAAGCCACATGGAAGTTTTAAAAAAAGACTTACCTGAAGCAGAAATAAAGGAAGAGGAAGCTAATGGAACTGATTGATGTAATAAAAAAAGTACACGGATATTCTACTTACAAATTAGAATTATGGAAGGTAGCAATACTACTTATTGTAGTTAGCGTAGTTTTCTAATGAAAGATGTAAATGAGTTAAATGTCGAAATTGAAAAAATCAATGGGAATATAAAACTCATTGAAAATTCTATTCGTACTATTGAGACAAACCATTTAGCCCATATACAAAAATCTATTGAAACTATAAATAAAGTTTTATGGTCTGTAGGTTTTATGTTGTTTGCGCAATTAGTTTTAGTAGTAAGAGATGCTCTTTTTTAAGAGATTTACTATATGAAAATTTCAGACAAAACTAATGTTGCAATGCCAATTAAGAATATGTTGGGAATTATATCTGCTTGTATTGTAGGCTCTTGGTTTGGATTTGGGGTTATTGAAAGATTAAATTCTATTGAAACTAAATTACAACTAATAGATAAAGATTTAGAATCTGCAAATACTTTTATTGAGGGTGTTCCCATGGGCAATATGACTAGCCCACAACTGCAAGAACTTTATATGCTTGTTGAATTTATATCTAAAAATCAAGACAAACTAAAAGAGCAGATGGAAAAAGAAATACCCATGATACAGAAGAATGATATGACTATTCAATTTCACGAAGAACGCTTAATTAAGTTAGAGGATAAAGGAAATGGGAATTATTGAAACAGTTATTATACTTAGTTTATATATTTATGATGGTGGCAATAAAACTATTGAAGGGTGGTATCACCAAGACAATTTAAGTTCTTGCCTTAATGCAAAAAGATTAGCTGAAAGAAATTCAGGAAATCAAGTGCAATACACTTGCTCATTAGAACAATGTGAAATGTCAATAGACCAAGTAGGGATAAAACATTGTGAAAAAATTATTAAATAGGAGAAAATTATGAGTTTATATGAAAATATTAACCGCAGGAAACGCCTAGGGATTAGTCGTAGCAAGAAAAAAAGTACAATAAGCAAAAAGAGCTACGCTAATATGAAAGCAGGATTTCCTAAAAAGAAATAATGGCTGATAAACAAAAAACTGAAGTTTTAATGGATGAGCTACATAACAAACTTGCTGAAGTTTTGTTAGAACGAGTTAAAGAAGACGAAGTAAAAGCCTCAGACCTTAATGTTGCTAGACAGTTTCTAAAAGATAATGGCATTGAAGGTGTACCTGTTGAAGACTCAACACTTAAAAATCTAGTAGATGAATTACCTTTTGATTTAGACGAAAAAGAAGCGTAGGTGGAATCCAAAATAAGGGATTTTAGAAACTTCTTATTTATGTGTTGGAAGCACCTAAAACTTCCTGCACCAACAAAAATTCAATATGACATTGCCAATTTTATTCAATCAGGAGACCAAAGAAGTATTGTAGAAGCATTTAGGGGCGTAGGCAAATCTTGGATTACTTCCGCTTATGTATGCCATCAATTACTGCTTAATCCGCAAATAAATATTTTAGTAGTATCTGCAAGTAAATCGAGAGCCGATGATTTCTCAACATTTACTTTAAGACTAATCAATGAGATGCCAATATTAAACCATCTTATTCCTAGTGAATCGCAGAGACAATCTAAAATAAGTTTTGATGTAAAACCTGCTAGAGCTTCCCACCAACCTTCAGTTAAATCTTTAGGTATAACAGGACAACTTGCAGGTAGTCGAGCCGACCTCATAGTAGCCGATGATGTGGAAGTTCCGAACAACTCAATGACTCAAGGGATGCGAGATAAGTTGTCTGAAAGTGTCAAAGAGTTTGAAGCCATAATTAAGCCTAAAGGTCGTATTCTGTTCTTGGGTACTCCTCAAACAGAACAGAGCTTGTATAACGCCTTAACGGAACGAGGTTACAAGCTCAAGATTTGGACTGCTCGTTACCCAACGGATACACAACTTAAATCGTTGGCGTTTCATTTATCCGAGCAGATTAAAGACGAACTTAAAGCAGATAAAACCCTTATCGGGCAATCTACAGACCCACAAAGATTTACTAATGAAGACCTTGCAGACCGAGAAGCCTCTTATGGGCGTAGCGGTTTTGCCTTACAGTTCATGCTTGATACTAGACTATCGGATATGGATAAGTTCCCACTTAAACTAAGTGACCTTATCGTTATGAACTTGAACCCTGACAAAGCCCCTGAGAAAGTTATTTGGGCAAGTTCACCCGAACTACGCATAGACGATATACCTTGTGTAGGTCTTAATGGTGATGCTTATTATAGACCAATGGCGCTACAAGGCGACTGGGTAGATTATACTGGAAGTGTCATGGCTATTGACCCTTCAGGTCGAGGTAAAGATGAAACTGCTTATGCAGTCGTTAAGATGCTTAACGGACAACTATTTATAACTCAAGCAGGTGGACTAGACGGAGGCTATGAGGATAAGACCTTACAGCGCCTAGCCAACATTGCTAAAGAAGAAAAGGTTAATCTAGTGCTTGTGGAAAGTAACTTTGGTGACGGTATGTTTACCAAAATGTTATCTCCATTCCTAATGAAGACCCATAAGGTAACAGTAGAGGAAGTAAGACACTCTACGCAGAAGGAAAAGCGTATCATAGACACCTTAGAGCCTGTAATGAACCAACATAGACTCATAGTAGACCAAAAGATTATCGACAGTGACTATGGTTCTACGCAGAAATACACGCCTGAGACAGCCTTGAAGTATCAATTATTCTACCAAATGAGTCGTATAACCACCGATAGAGGGGCTTTAGCGCAAGACGATAGGCTAGATGTCTTGTCTATGGCAGTAAGCTACTGGGTAGAACAGATGGCTAGGGATGTAGATAACGCTATGAAAGACCGTAAAGAGACTCTTATGCGCAATGAACTACAGAAATTCATGGAACATAGTATCGGAGCAAAGCCTAAAGCTACCACTTGGATACCTCAATTTTGATTTAAGTACCACTCTAAGGGAGGGGTAGTAAGAAAGAGACACTCTAAGTGTAACTATAAGATAACTATAAGTGTAACTATAAGGAGACTATATGTCTAAAGACAAGGATGATAATAACCATTACCTTACTAAGTATAAAAAACCTAAGGTTAAGTTAGTAAAGAGGAAAGCGGTAAAACGTAAAGTCGCCACAATAGCCCCTAATAGATTCATACAGTACGATTTCAAGTCTTTCCTTAGTCATGTATTCGAATACTCAGGAATAGAGCATTTATAGCCTCTATGGACTGGTTAATAACTATTTTTACAGTAAAGGGTAGCTACAAGTTTGTAATAGATTCTGACAAGATGAATTGTGATGGATTTCTACAGCTACTTGCAGAAAGCGGTAAGATTATAATTGAGATACCTTATACTTATTTCGAAAGCGTACAGATGATTGGATATGCTTGTTCTGTCGTGCCTAAATAAATTTATAGAAAAAATCTGAAAGGGTTATCGTATAGGTGTCTGCGCATTTTTCCCCCGTGAAATGGCTCTAAACTGCCAAATTTTAGATAGGGGGGTGGGGTATATAGGCTAGTTTTTGGCTGTTTTCGATGATAGTTTTTTAGTGGCTATTCCTTTGCAATCTTATAGCTAAATAATAGCGGTATATATAAGCAAGGTAGATTGTAAATCCGACAGTCTTTATATATTGGCTTATCTTTTATTTAATTTTGGGCTGTCTTTCACATCTACTGTATCTATTTTTTTATTAACTACAGGCTTGTCATTTACTACTAAAGACGCTATAATTTAACCATTAAAACAAATCATAATAATCGGAGGTAAATTGTGAAAAATAACGATAAGAAAATACAGGCGGTAGTAGATAAAATTATTAGCCTAATGGAAACTGAACAGGATAAATGGTTTAAACCTTTTAGTGGATATACAAGACTACCGAATAATCAATTTATAAGTAATCAACCATTTAATCTAGTTAGTATGAGAAATTATACTGGCTTTAATATATTTTGTTTATTTGGTTCAGCGTATGAATATCCCGCTTATGCTACTTATAACCAATTTAAAGAACTAGGCGG